TTAGCATTCCGCTTATCCTTGCATTCATTCCCGGTATGGAAGAGGTAGTTGCAAATGGCTTCGCACAACTCAATGCAATGCCTGAATGGTATCAGTATTCATTGGGAGTCATCGTTGCCGCTTCTTTTGGCGTACGTTCAGCTACAAAATTCTTTGGTAAAAAATAATGGCTATTGTAATGGAAAGAGTGTTGGCTTGGAAAATCTTGCCACGACTGATGATGATTATGATGTCCATATCCGCTTGGCGTGTCGTTGAGTGGTTCATGACTTTGCCAGACCCGACGACACAGCAGTCTGCTCTTGTTAGTGTAGTCACTGGCGCAATGACCGGCGCATTCGCTGTATGGATGGGACACGAGAAATGAAATACCGTAGAGACAATTTGATTGAGAAGCTGATTAGCCATGAAGGGCTGCGTCTTGAGGTGTATCAGGACACACTTGGCATCAACACAATCGGCATTGGTAGAAATCTAGATGACCGGGGTATCACGAAGGATGAACTGGACTGGATGGATTATCCGACTATTGAGCATGTTTATTCTGACGGCATCACTGAAGCTGACGCTATGTACCTCGCACAGAATGACGTACAGATTGTCGAAGAAGAACTTCTGGCTGCGCACCCTTGCGTAGAGAACTTAGACGCTGTACGTCAACTTGTACTCGTAGATATGGCATTCAATATGGGCGTACCTCGTCTGTGTAAGTTTAAGAATATGTGGAATGCCATTCACGAGAGCAACTTTGAAGCAGCAGCAAAAGAGATGCTGGACAGCAGGTGGGCAACGCAGGTCAAAGGACGCGCTACTAAACTTGCTAACGCAATGCACAACGGAGAGTTTTAATGGCTAAAGATTTCAAACCGTGTAAGGGTTGTCCTACACCCGCCAACTGCGGCGCAGTAAATAAGTGCCAGAACAAAGGTAAGTAATATGGCTCGACAGTTAACAGAGAAGCAGCAGAAGTTTTTGGCTGTGCTTTTTGATGAAGCCGGTGGCGATATGGTCATGGCTAAGAAGATGGCTGGGTACTCTGACACGAGTTCTACGGGTGAGATTGTCAAAGGCTTGAAGGAAGAAATCCTTGAGGCCACCCAAATGTATATGGCACGTAATGCACCGAAAGCTGCAATGGCAATGACTGGGGCTTTGTACGACCCAACTGAACTTGGCATTCGTGATAAGATGTCTGCCGCCAAAGAACTGCTTGACCGTGTAGGTCTGGTGAAAACAGAGAAGATGCAGGTAGAGGCATCTGGTGGTGTTATGTTGATGCCACCGAAAGCACCTGTAGAGGAGAATGACTGATGAAGCTGACAGAAGACGACATTAGAATTATAAAAATTGGAAACGATGATGTTCGTAAATTAACTTATGACGAGTTTCAGCGTCTACAAGATTTAATGGAAAAGGGACGTAAAGGTGGAGCATTTCAAAAAGCCACAAAAAAATTAAATTTATCTGATGGCGGCATGTTAAAGTCTCGTACAGGACCACAAGATTTTCGCAAAGGCGGTATGGTTTTATCTACAATGGATAACCGCAAAAAGAAATGACACGTAGTATAGGCAAGTGGAAGCTACCACAGCCAACCGACATTAAAGAAGAAAACGAATGGGTGCAGATACCTCGCATTGCAAGGACTGTCCCATTTGGTTATGAGCAAAACGAAGAAGACCCCGACATTCTTGACCCTATCAAAGTCGAACTGGACTTGCTAGAGAAGGCACGTAAATACGTCAATCAGTATTCTTACCGTGAGGTAGCTAACTGGCTGACATCAAACAGCGGCAGATACATCTCACACGTAGGATTGAGGAAACGGTTAGCACATGAGCGACAGCGTAAGAACACAGCTAAAAGCCTCCGCAAGTGGGCAGAGTATGCGGAAACGGCAATCGCCAAAGCGAAGGAAATCGAAGAAGCAAGAACCGGAGCAAAAGCCAACGGTTGAAGTTGCAGAGGTTGAGTACGAATCATCTAGCATTGAAGAACATGCTAACGTACTGTTCAAGCCTAATCCGGGTCCGCAGACAGAATTTCTTGCCGCATCGGAACGTGAAGTTCTCTACGGCGGCAGTGCAGGGGGCGGCAAGTCATATGCAATGCTTGCTGACCCACTGCGTTACATGGGACATCCGCAGTTTAGCGGACTGCTCCTGCGACATACGACAGAAGAACTGCGTGAACTTATCTTCAAGTCGCAGGAGTTGTATCCAAAAATCTGGCCCGGTATCAAGTGGTCAGAAAGAAAGATGCAGTGGACCGCGCCATCTGGCGCAAGGTTGTGGATGTCCTACCTAGACAGGGATGAGGATGTCTTGCGTTATCAGGGTCTGGCATTTAGCTGGATAGGCTTTGACGAACTGACACAATGGGCCACACCATACGCATGGAACTATATGCGAAGTCGTCTTCGGTCCACTGCACCTGACTTGCCTATCTTTATGAGGGCTACGACTAACCCCGGCGGTAGAGGGCATCACTGGGTTAAGAAAATGTTTATTGACCCTGCACCGTATAATAGGCAATTTGATGCAACCGACATTGAAACAGGAGAGGTACTCAAGTACCCCGCTGGACATAGCAAGGCTGGAAAGTCCCTATTTAAGAGACGCTTTATCCCGGCAAGACTTTCTGATAACCCATACCTTGCGACAGCGGGTGACTATGAAGCCATGCTCCTCTCGCTTCCAGAGCAGCAGCGTAGGCAGCTTCTTGAAGGCGATTGGGACATCAAAGAAGGCGCAGCGTTTACTGAGTTTGATAGGCGGGTTCATGTTGTTGAACCTTTTCATATCCCTAGTAACTGGGTCAAGTTTCGTGCATGTGACTATGGCTACGGGAGTTATACTGGCGTTCTTTGGTTTGCAGTTGCGCCTGACGAGCAACTTATCGTATATAGAGAACTGTACGTCAGCAAAGTCCTCGCCACAGACTTGGCTGATATGATACTGGATTTAGAAGCCGAAGACGGGAACATTAAGTATGGTGTGCTGGATAGCAGTCTTTGGCATAAGCGTGGCGATACTGGACCGTCTCTTGCGGAACAGATGATTAGTAAGGGATGTCGTTGGCGTCCATCAGACAGAAGTAGAGGGAGTCGTGTAGCCGGTAAGAACGAAATACACAGGCGTCTCCAGATTGATGAGTTTACTGAGGAACCTAGACTTGTATTTTTTGATAGCTGCACAAATGTCATCAGTCAGTTACCGGCCCTCCCGATTGACAAGAAAAATCCAGAAGACGTTGACACAAAGTCTGAAGACCATTTGTACGACGCCCTCCGGTATGGGATTATGTCTCGACCCCGGTTCTCTATTTTCGACTACGACCCGATGGGAAGACCGTCAGGCGGAATGCAAATAGCTGATTCTACCTTTGGCTACTAAGGAAAAGTAACATGGATGAAGATGAAATCATGATTGAAGACGACGCTATTGCGTTGGAGGATACAGACGATTCTGTGCAATATGATGCAGATGTGTCTAACATTATTCCTGTAATCATGGAAAAATACAAACGTGCTGAAGACTACCGGTATCAGGATGAAGAACGGTGGCTCCGCGCTTATCGTAACTACCGGGGTCTGTATGGACCTGATGTCCAGTTTACCGAATCTGAAAAGTCGCGTGTCTTTATCAAGGTTACAAAGACTAAGACACTGGCAGCTTACGGTCAGATTGTTGACGTGCTGTTTGCCAACAATAAGTTCCCTCTTTCTATTGAGCCGACTGAACTTCCAGAAGGTGTAGTAGAAAACGTACACTTTGATCCCCAAGAGCCAGCGGAACTGCAAGGCGAAACTTCATTGTCTAGCCCATACGGTTTTGCTGGTGATGGTCGTGACCTTCCGCCGGGTGCAACAGCAACATCTCTTCGTGAGATGCTTGGCCCACTTGGTGAAAAGCTAGAGCCTGTTCAGGACAAACTGAAAGAAGGTCCGGGCAAGACGCCTACTGCAATTGAATTTAGCCCTGCTATGATTGCAGCTAAGAAGATGCAGAAGAAAATTCACGACCAGCTTGAAGAGTCCGGTGCTAACAAGAATCTGCGCAGCAGTGCATTTGAAATGGCACTGTTTGGAACCGGCATCATGAAGGGTCCGTTTGCTACGGATAAAGAATATCCCAACTGGAATGACGATGGCGAGTATGATCCGCTGTTCAAAACTGTACCGCAGGTAAATCATGTATCGGTATGGAACTTCTACCCCGATCCAGATTCCAACAACATGGATGAGGCGCAGTTTATTATTGAACGGCACAAGCTGTCTCGTTCCCAACTACGTCAACTTAAAAAGCGTCCGTATTTTCGTGGTCAAGTTATTGACGAAGCAATTAGGATGGGCGAGAACTACACTAAAAAGTATTGGGAAGACGATTTGTCTGACTATGCGCCGGAACACGGCATTGAACGATTTGAAGTGCTGGAATATTGGGGTACTGTAGACACAGACTTGTTGGAAGAGAATAACGTAGACATTCCAAAAGAACTGAAAGACTTTGATGAACTTCAAGCAAACGTGTGGATTTGTAACGGTAAACTTCTACGCATGGTTCTAAACCCATTCAAGCCAGCACGTATTCCTTACGTAGCTGCGCCGTATGAACTGAACCCATATTCGTTCTTTGGTGTAGGTATTGCAGAGAACATGGACGATACGCAGACGTTGATGAATGGCTTCATGCGTATGGCTGTAGACAACGCTGTGCTGTCAGGCAATCTGATTGTAGAGGTAGACGAGACCAATCTGGTACCGGGACAAGACCTGTCTTTGTATCCGGGCAAGGTGTTCCGTCGTCAAGGCGGCGCACCGGGTCAAGCTATCTTTGGCACAAAGTTCCCGAATGTGTCTTCTGAAAACATGATGCTGTTTGATAAGGCACGGCAGCTTGCAGACGAAAGCACTGGCTTCCCGTCATTTGCTCACGGTCAAACCGGCGTTACTGGTGTTGGCCGTACTGCCAGCGGCATTTCCATGCTAATGGGTGCTGCTGCTGGTAGCATTAAGACTGTCATCAAGAATGTAGATGATTACCTGCTTCGTCCTCTTGGCGAAGGCTTCTTCCGTTTTAACATGCAGTTTGACTTTGACCCAGAAATTAAAGGCGACCTTGAAGTTAAAGCACGTGGAACAGAAAGCCTGATGGCTAATGAAGTGCGTAGTCAGCGTCTTATGCAGTTCCTACAAGTAGCAAGTAATCCTGCTCTTGCACCCTTTGCAAAGTTTCAGTACGTAATCCGTGAGATTGCAAAGTCTATGGACCTTGACCCCGACAAAGTAACCAACAATATGAATGAAGCCGCACTGCAAGCAGAACTGATGAAACAGTTCCAAGCACCATTGCCAGAACAACCACAGCAAGGACAGCCAGCACCTGCTGGTGCAGACGCTATGGATACTTCTGGTGCTGGTGGCGGCACAATTGGTGTAGGACAGGCTCCTGTACCGGGTGAACAAGGATTTAGTGGAAATGGACAAACAGCAGATACTCAGCCGCCTCAAGCCGGTGGTCAACAACAACCGCCAATGGGAGGCATTCAATAGTTACTTAGACGATGCTATTACGCAGCATCATAAAGTAATGGAACAATCTACTGATGTAGTTGCGCTGCATAGACAACAAGGTGCAATTGCCGTATTGCGTAAACTTAAAATGCTACGAGACGAGATAAATGGCGTTAACTGAGCAAATGCAAGAAATGGTGCAGCAGGATATTGAAGATGCTGCAACTAGACCAAAAGAAGATATTCTCAAAGAACAAATTGAGGGATTAAAAACTTTTGGTAAAACTGCTAGAGATGTTGCAATTGAATCTATTCCGGGTGTCGGTGAAGCAATTGCTGAACAGCGAGTCGAAGAAGCGCAAGAAGCTGGAGATAAAGTAGGAACTGCTATTGAAATGGCAGCAATGGGAGTAGGAGTAATTCCCGGTGTAGGAGATATTGTAGCACAAGGAATACGAAGACTTAAATCTGGAAAAATTAAACCCAAACCTACTGCTGTGTCTGGCGAATATTATGATGCTCCTAGCTACGGAGAGTTTCATCAAAGAGCAGCAAAGGCAGATAAAGAAGAAGGAATAAAAGAACTAGAGGCTCTTCGTGCAACAGAAAATACTACAACTGGTATTTTTCAAGAAACAATTCAAAAAGCAAATATTGGAAATACTAGAGGCCAAACTGCAGAAGTCAATAATGTTTCTTTTAATCCCCAAGAACTACAAAACATAAAAGGTTTAATGGGTGAAGATGCTTTCCGTGACACGGGTGGAAAGTTAGAATTACTTGAAAAGCGGATTGCCGAAGAAGGGTATCAACCTAGTAATATTACAATTGTTGTAAGAGAAGACGGCACACCTTTTATACAAGAAGGCAATCATAGACTTGTAGAGGCACTTAAATCCGGTAGAGAAGAGATTAAAGCGGACATTGTTTATCTTAGAAATGCTGAAAAAACAGACGGCCCATTCAATCCAGAAAGATTAAATGATCCAGAAACAGATGTAGATTTACTTGTGCGCACTTCTTATGAAATGGAGAATGCGCCAATAACTACAGCAGCCAAAAGAACTACAAAATCACCACTACGTGTATTGTTTGACAAACTGCCTGAAACAGAACGTGTTGCACTTCCCCCGCAGCCAGATAAAAATAGACTGTTTGGATATCACGGAACTGCTAAAGCTAGAGAAGCAGACGAACCGTTTTTTGATATTAACTTTGCACGTAAAAATGATCAGTTTCTTGGCGAGGGATTTTACTTTACGCTTGATCCTGAAATAGCGTCTGAGTATGCAAGCATTCGTGGAATTAAATCTGAACGGCAAATAAAAGGTGAGCAAGCCAAAAAAATACTAGCCGATGAAAATGTCATACCTTCTGAACGCGGCAAAAGAGGTTCTGGTACGTCTGTAGAAGTCACACCACAGGGAGAGTACGTTACCGGCGGAAGCATGATGAAGGGTCAGGATATTTATGGCAATCCGGTCAGCGTCGGTCAATACATTGGCAGATTTGATTTGTCGAATCTTGAAAAGCCTTATGTTGTTCGCACAGAAAAACAACGCAAAGAACTAAAGAAAATGATTCCTCAACTTAAAGAAGAGGGATATGATTCAATTCTTTTTGCCGATTTTAAAGATCGGTCTAAACAGATTATGGTTTTTCCAGAACATATGGATAAAATAAATTCAGATGCTATTAACTATGCACAAGGTGGAGCAGTACCTATGAAAGAGCAAATGGAAATGTTTGAGGACGGTGGACTCAAAGACGAAGGCGGTACAATTGATCCCGTATCGGGCAATGACGTGCCACCCGGCTCTACACAAGAAGAAGTGCGGGACGACATTCCGGCACAACTAAGTGAAGGAGAGTTCGTATTTCCGGCAGATGTAGTTCGTTACATTGGTCTTGGCAACTTGATGCGCATACGTCAGGAAGCTAAAATGGGTCTGCGAATGATGGAAGAAATGGGTCAGATGGGCAACAGCGATGAGGCCACTATTCCTGACGACATTCCTTTTGACATTAACGATCTTGACATGGGCGAAGAAGAAGAGTATAATATGGCTGTTGGTGGAATGGTTCCCGCGCAGCAACAGACACCGGCTACTACTGGTGTAATTTATCAGGCTCCACAATTTCAACCCGGACAAACTCAAGTAGGACAAGCTGCTGCACCAATTCCAATGGCACAAGTAGCACGTCCACAGCAACAGCAGGTTCCAGTATATCAACCGCCTGAAACGCTTCCTTCTCCTGCAGAATTTGTTAAACCCCCAGAAGGACAGGCACCGCAGACAATTGTGATTGTCAATAAAGAAACTGGTGAGGAACGTACAATTACGTTCATTCCGGGTGTAACTCAAATACCGCAGGGTTTTGTACGCAAGGAAGACTATGTACCAAAAGAAGTAGTTCCTAAAACACCTACTACTACTGTTGAAAGTGCTACAGTACGGGACACTGGAGATAGCGACGATGAACGCCGCCGTAAAGAAGAAGAAATATACGGTTCTACTGGCGGACGTGTGGGCGTCGGTCAAGATATATATGGTGTATCTTTTGACATGCCAGAAGGATTTATTCCCGGTGCAATGGGTATGGCTGGAACCGCTTTTGGTTTAGCGACAGGTAAACCTCTTCCAGAAAACACAACTGTTAACTTTAAGCGTGGTGAAATTGAGTTTTCAGTAACAGGTAAACAATATAATGAGTTTAAGCAACAAGCGGAAGAAAGTGGATATAATTCTAAAGAAGCAAAAAATAAATTTGACCGCATGATGGCTGAGAGTTCTGCAAAAGCGGCAGAGGAAGCAAGAAAGAAAAAAGAAGCTGCTGATGCTGCAATTAAAGCAGCTAAAGATGCCGCAGCGAAAAAAACAGCAGAAGAAGAAAAACAACGCCAACAAGCAATTGAACAACAGAAATTAAAACAGCTTTCAGAAGCAAATATCAATACTCTGTATGGTAGAAGTGAAGATCGCACCTCACAACAAGAACAACAAGCGCAAAATCAAAGAACAGCAGATTCGTTTACTAGAGAGGCTGTTCGTGATGTGGCAGATAGAGTGTCTAGCGGCCGTGGTTTTGCAGAGGGCGGTCTAGCTGGCAAGAAAAAACTTAAGTCTAAAAAGATGAAGCGAGGTGGACTAGCTTCTAAAAAATAGTCCGCATATATGTTGGCTACCTGATCCCCCACCCGACGTGGCTACGGTTGGCCCCAACTTGGAGTAAAACTAAATGGCAGAGAATGCTGAAATCATGGCTGAAGAAATGCAGCCGCAAAAGAAAGTAGCGTTTGCAAATCGTAAATACACTAACGAAGAAAAACGCAAGATGGAAGAAGAAGAACTTGAGCAACTGCTCAAAGAACAAAAAGGTGAGGTAGAACAAGAAGCTGCTGAACCAGAGGAAGAAGAAGAGCCTACAAGCGCAGAGGAAAAGACTTTCAAAAAGCGTTACTCTGATCTACGTAGGCACCAGCAGAAACAGGCAGAGGAGTT